TAGCCGTGGGTCAGGAAGAGTATTCTTGGCCAGAGTACTTCAAGGTCGTAGATTGGAATACCTTCCAGCTACAAAAGAATGCATCATTAAATGTTAACCACAAGATGCTTGAATTCATAGACCGTGATATTTACTACAAGAAATATAAAAGTACTGATGATGACAGTAGCACCGCAGGCGTATCCATACCTGCTGTTATTGCACCCTCCCACGGCAATGGCTATGTGGTAAGCCCCTCCCCAGACCAAGCCTACACAATCCAGTTCAAGTATTATATGAACAATGTGGGCCTATCTCTGCACGGGGATACAACTCGAATTCCTAACTCATACGACAATGTGATTATTGACGGTGCTTTGTACTATATGTATATGTTCCGAGATAATCCTGAGTCAGCTACGCTTACTGCTCAAGTATTCCAACAGGGCGTTAAAAACATGCAAGGTATCTTTATCAATAAATACGAACGTGTGTATGACACCCGGGTGCCTCGTAAGTCAAGATCAAGCCAAGATTATGTAGGTATCTGATATGGCTGATCGCGTACAGTCCTACAAGGTAATATGCGGCGGCGGGCTTAACAGTAACGAGAATCATCTAGATCTAAGTGAAAATGCCCCCGGCTCCGCTACCCGATTAGTTAACTACGAAGTTAGCCTATTTGGGGGATACCGCAGAATTGAAGGTTTCTCTCCTTACAATGCTAATGCCAACCATCAAGAAATAGACCCCGTTAATACCGAGGGTAAAGTCTTGTCTGTCGCAATCTTCAAAGACGACAACCTAGACACTACAGTCATAATTGCTACCCGTAAGGTTAAGACCTTTACCTACACAGCCACGGCATCCCAGACAGCATTTACTGGCGCAGATTCAAACTCAAGAACGCTAGACATTAACAACGCAGCTAATACGGTTGTTACAAAGACTACGGGTTCTACCACAACAACCCTAACGGTTAGCACTCACTATAGTATCAGCGGTAACACAGTTACGCTGGGTACGGGTGCAACAGTAGGGGACACCATCACAGTAGATACAAACGAGTATAAATACTATCGTTATGTAGCCTACTCAGCATGGGCACCCTATACCACGGGCATAGTACACAATTTCAAAGATGGTGTTAGAACAGTCTCTAAACTTCGCCACGTTAGCTTTAACTTCGGCGGTGGTAACAGGATATGTTTCGTAGACGGTGTGAATAACGCTGTTCTCTATGATGGTACCAACTGGAAAGCTATCAGCCCAAGTGGCTCTGGTGGCAGTTCAAGCCCGGGAGGCCCAAGTGCCTTAGCCCGACCTGAATTGGTTGATGCATTTGAGAACCATCTATTCCTAGGTGGAGATCGAGTCGCACAGGCGACAATAGCCTACTCTGCCCCATTAGATCCTCTTACATTCACATCAGCCGCTGGTGCAGGTCAGTTAGCCATAGGCTTTGACGTAGTGCAGTTTAAACCGTTCCGTGGTGACCTATTTGTATTTGGTGATAACGGAATTAAGAAAGTATCCCCTGACGTGACTGCTGGATTCGTGTTAGATCAGATTACTACCAACGTAGGTTGCATTGCCCGAGATTCCGTATTGGAGATTGGTGGTGACCTAGTGTTCTTAGCACCCGATGGACTACGCCCCGTAGCGGGAACAAGTCGAATCGGTGACGTTGAGTTAGAGACTATCTCTAAGAGCATACAACAACTACTTACTGCGCTTCCACAAGACTACGATTTATCTACCCTCAATGGTGTGGTAATTCGCAGCAAGTCCCAGTTACGTTACTTCATAGGTGACGATACTACCTTTACCACCGATAGCTTCGGCATCATTGGTGGTCTTCGGTCGGCTGACCAAAGGTTAGGTTGGGAGTTTGGAGAGCTAGTGGGCATTCGTGCCAGTTGCTGTGCTTCGGCATATGTTAACTCAAAAGAGCTAGTCCTACACGGTGACTACGACGGCAAGGTCTATCAGCAAGAGACTACCAACCAGTTTAATGGGGCAGACATCCTATCCGTATACACCACGCCCTTCTTTGACTTTGGAGATACCGAAGTTAAGAAGACCATGCGTAAGGCCAACACATTTATACGGGCTGAAGGCCCTCTGACTTTGAACATGGCGGTATCGTATGATTGGGAAGATCCCAACACAGCCAGCCCTAGTTCCTATTCGCAAGAGTCTAAAGGCGCACCAGTACGCTATAAAGGGAAGAACATTAATTATGCAGGTACCAACATTAACTATGGTGGAACAGAGAAACCCATCATTACAACCAGCCTACAGGGCACTGGCTATTCTTGCCAGCTTACCTTTGTTACTTTGGGGAATTTTGACCCTTACAGCATACAAGGAATCGTTTTTGAATTTAGCATCGCGGGGAGACGTTGATGGCGGGATATACTAGACAGTCAGTAGCGGACATTATTAACGGTGCGAACATTACTGCACCACCACTTAATGCTGAATTTAACCAGTTATTAGCCGCTTTCAACGCCTCAACAGGACACACCCACGACGGGTCTACGGGCAGCGCACCTAAGCTACCTTTAACTACGTCTGTGTCTGGTTACTTACCCGCTATTCACGGTGGTTTCGGTGGTCGTAACAATAACACAGCGACTGCTGATCCTGCTGCTACAGATGATAACACCGCAGGTTATGCACCCGGTTCGATCTGGATCAACACTTCCACGGGTTATACCCACCTGTGCTTATACAATACAACTAACAATGCTAACTGGGTAACCGTAGCGGCAATCAGCAACACTAACATCATTGCCCCTAAAGTTAATAATACAGTTACATTAGGTACGTCTACTCTACAGTTTAAAGACATCCATATCGACGGAGTTGGTTACATTGACGATATCAACGCAGTCACTATGTCCTCTACGGGTAATGTCGATGTAGGTGGTGTTCTTACTGTTTCATCCAACACCGCTATAGGTGGAACCCTTGCCGTTACAGGTGCAAGTACTCTTACGGGTAATACCGTAGTATTAGGTAGCCTAGGCGTCACGGGCGGAGCTATATTCTCCAACACTGTAAATGTATTAGGCGATACAACATTAGGTAATGCTACTTCAGATACCGTCACCTTCACTGGCCGGGTAGACTCGGATGTACTCCCTGCTACAGACGGTACACATGACTTAGGTTCTACCACACAAGAGTGGCAGGATCTTTGGGTTGATGGTACAGCTAACATCGATGCCCTAGTGGCAGATACCGCAGATATTAACGCGGGTACTATCGATGATGCTACTATCGGCGCTTCTACTCCTACTACTATCGTTGGTACTACCATTACAGGTACGGCCTTCGTAGGCCCTATCTCGGGTGCTGTCACAGGTAACGTGTCGGGTAATGTAACGGGTAACCTACAAGGTAATTCAAACGGTGCTCACACGGGTACAGTTGCAGGTAACGTAACAGGAAACTTAGCAGGTAATGTAACCAGTACAGGTACTAACGTCCTAGCTACGGTAGACATTGGTGCAGGTTCTATTGATGGTACTGCAATCGGTGCTGCTTCTGCTAGTACTGTAGTCGGTACCACTATCACTGCTACTAACTTCGTAGGCCCAATTGCGGGTGCAGTTACTGGAGATGTAACGGGTGATGTTGATGGTGATCTAACAGGTAATGTAACGGGTAACGTCTCGGGTAACATAACCAGTACAGGTGCAAGTTCATTCACGGACTTGACCATCAACGGTTCACTAAACATGAACTCAGGTACCGCAGCCACAGTAACGGGCCTAAGTGCTCCTGTGCAAGGTTCCGACGCAACTACCAAAACCTATGTTGATAGTGCAGACGCCCTAAAGCTAAATCTAGCTGGTGGTACTATGTCTGGTGCCATCGCCATGGGTACAAGCAAAATCACAGGTCTGGGTACTCCAACAGCCACTGCCGATGCTGCTACCAAAGGTTATGTAGATCAGGAAGTGTCTGACTTGGTTGCTGCGGCTCCCGGGGCATTGGATACTTTAAATGAACTGGCTGCTGCATTGAACGATGATGCATCTTTCCATACTACTATAACAAACAGCATTGCAACTAAACTACCTAAAGCGGGTGGCACCATGACGGGTGCTATTGCTATGGGTACAAGCAAAATCACAGGTCTAGGTACTCCTACGGCTGCTGCCGATGCAGTGACTAAGGCTTACACGGATTCAGCCGATGCATTAAAGCTAAACCTAACAGGTGGAACCCTTAGTGGTGCCCTTGCTATGGGTACAAGCAAGATTACTGGCTTAGGTGCTCCTACAGCGGGTGCAGATGCTACTACTAAGACTTATGTAGATGCAGGCGAAGCCTTGAAGGTATCTAAGGCGGGAGACACCATGTCAGGTGTTCTTGCAATGGGTGCTAACAAGATCACAGGTGTAGCTAACCCTACCCTAGCGCAAGACGTAGTGACTAAAAACTATTCAGATACATTGTTTGGTTCTACTACTGCGGCTGCTACCAGTGCTTCTAACGCTGCTACCTCAGAGTCTAACGCTAGTACGAGTGAAACTAACTCATTAAACAGTGCGAATAGCTCGGCTGCTTCTTTAGCTACATTCGTAGGTCAGTATGTATCTCAGTCAGGTACACCTTCTTCACCGGGTACTGGTGACTTATGGTTTGATACTGGCGCTGCTATTATGAAGGTTTATAATGGCTCTGGTTGGGTATCTGCTGGTTCTGCTGTTAGTGGTACA